CCTCAGTTCCGCTCGTTTGGACTAGGCTAACATCCTTGGTCCTTGCGAGCGAGGGGTGACTTCGTCACCTCCCGCAGGGGGATTTCTCCCCCCGACAGCCCTTAGAAGGGCTGCCTCCATCCGAGCTTGATGCTGACGCGCTCGGGGCGTCCAGAACGCTCCAAGTGGTCCTCGTCAACGCTCGCAACGTCGACGACGGGTTCCTCGACTTCAGTACCAAAAGGTACTAAGGCCGGGTGTACCCGAAGGAGACACTTGAGCAGGGCACCAGTCCCCTCAAGATGATCTTGAGGAGATTTGGCATGCACGTAATACCCCTTGGTTATGGGGGTATGCATGTATGGATCCAGCGTCTGGAATTGATAACCCAGCGCTGACTCCCTGCCCAGCAATGGTGAAGTTGGAGCTACATTTGGGTAAAACTTTAAAAGCTTACCCAAGTAGTTATCCAACCAGCGTGCCCCACTCCAAATTCCAGCCCAATAGAGCTGATTTCGGAGTGAGACTGCTGAAATAACACCATTTGCGTCCTGCCGCCGTGTCGGAAGTACTCGACGAACCTTGACAGGAGTAACGTCTTGGCCGTCATAGTACGACCGTCCGCAAGACTCCCTGAACCTTCCGGTCCAGAAAGACTTGCTAGTGTTTACTACATACCCAAAAGTATGCAGTTCACTAACGACGGACAGCACATAGTCTCTGGGGACGATCAAATCATCTCCAAAGACACGCACCTGCTCGGAAAAGAGATTGACAATCTCCTTCCGAGAAAGCGGAGCACTATGCTCCCTTTCTATCCCCAGGAAGATGAGGGTCAAGAAGACCATCGCCTCCATAGGGAAGCAGAGAGCTGAACCCATCGACGCGAACTTGGCCAGGCGTAATACGCCATGACCAGGTACGTCAGCCTTCCGAGACCTACTAGCTTGGACAGCCGCATGCAAGTGCGGGTAGTCCTCTAGCATGGCTCGTACATGCTGATTCGAGACGCGATCGGAAGCTTCACTCAAATCGAGTGTAGCCAGTTCGCCGCTGAGCGAACTGCGATGAGCCAAGAACCTATTAGGTTCTTGATCATCGAATCCTACCACATGGCGGAGGAAACCATCCTCCTTCCATGCGCTCAGGAAACCGCGAAGGATCGCCTGCTGTGCGAATTGCATAGCAGACGGCTCAATCGCGATAACCCGAGGCGCCTTGAGCGTTTTAGGAACAGTAATAACCCTCACGGGTTCTTCCTGTCCGGGTTCGAGGATGTCAAGCTCCTCGCGACTATCCTCATGAAGAGGATTCACCGAGAGAAACTCTTCAGCAGGTAAAACCTGCTGAAGACGAGCAGTCCAGGTTCGCAGATTAAACTTAGCATTACTGCTAAGCCGATCTGCGACAGCGCCTGGACCGTGCTTAGGGACGACTCTTCCCCAGTAGACATCTCTGTCTACCTTTGAGAAGAGTTCGCCAAAAAGCAAGTCGGACATTCTTTTGAAATCCTCAATGTATTGAGGATCCAGCAGATCATCCGACTCCTTGACATCCTGCTCACATTGGACAAACTCCGACATCGCTCGCCTCTCGCGATCTTCCGTGACGACCTTACGGTCGCCTACGAAGATGAGGTCACCGCTGCTAGCGGGTTCCTCCGGGAGGGCGATCTTGCTGAACATCAGTGTTAACTGAAGAACAGCTTCGATTGCATCGATGTCGGGTTCAGCCAATAGTGCGCCACTACAAGGATCGAACACACGTCCAAGGAAACCTTGAAGAAATTCAGGGAGACCAGTACGACGGCCCGGCGCTTTTGCAAACGCCGGACAGTCCGAAGGGACGACGAAACCTTGGTCCAGCCATTTTTGGATGGCCTTCCCAAGGTCCGCCAGGGTTATCGCCAAAAACGATAACCCCTCGTGTTCAATCCGACGCTGAACGTATTTTACGTCCAGCGTGGCGCTGGTGCAGCATCGTGTAGCCATTTCATGAGCTACACAGGACCAGAGTGACATCAGGCTTTTCATAGTCCCTCCTTATCAGAGGTGGCTATCCATAGCCCTGTCGACAGCAGTACTCCTAGGCAGCTACTTGGACAACCAAACGCGGGATCTCTCCCGTCGTACGGTACGTCCAGATCCACCTCCAGAGCAACTGCGCGGCGTCCCACTCCAAGTTGTTAAACAAGAAGTGGAACACGTCGTCGCTCGATGAGATCTCAAAGAATGAGATCTCAGACGAACGCATCGCATCCACGAGGCCGAAAAGCTCCGTGTCTGCGACCAGCTGATCTAGGGTGGACTGAGCCACCCCAGGGGTAGAACGGTTCACAACCGTACTCCTTTCTGGGACTGGCCCAGTAGTTGATAGAAATACTACCCGCTACCATCAGAGAAGCAATTTTGCCCAACAGCATCCTGAAGGCGTTTTACCGCCATCAGGAAATTCTGAAAGGCTATATGCTCCTCATCGAGTTGGTTTTTACCAACCCGTACCGTTACTATCAACTGCGCTCTCTCTCGAGAAGTCGCAGGATAATAGACAACGGCGATGGTAGAGTTGTTCACTCTCCCATCACGGGCAGACATTCTGCCCAATGATGAGAGCATCACCTGCCAGATACAGCGCATCGACAATAACAACCGTGGCAATAACCAGTTTTCTGGAAATTGTTGCACGGGGGTCATAGTCGGTGCGTCGCCTACCAGGGGAAGGACTCCCCCGGCATGAGCGCGAGCGACGACCGCCTCCCCCTTCGGGGAGGCGATTCTGTTCGCTCATGATCTTGGCAACGTGGTGGTCGCCTTGTTCCTCCAGCCGGCGAGCCGCCGAAGCCGCAGGAAGGCGTCGACGTGAAGACTGAGTGCAATAGCACTTAGAATCACGTTAAACACCTCCAGCGACATCGGTTAGGACTCACCGCCGAGGAGCTTGACGATCATCGCGTCGGAAGTTGCCGAATACAGGTTTTTGAAGCCTGTGTAAACGGCCAAGGCCTCCGTCGGCGAGTATCCGGCCGGCGGCACGTCGAAGACGATGTAATTTGACATCGAAACCAACGTGTTCTCCGCCGGACGGAACGCGTCCGGGGCCATCTTCTGGGTGTCGATTCGCAGCATCCTCCGCGTTCGCTTCGCATAGGTATGCGAAGCGCGCACGGCGATGAGACCGTCGCTACTGCGGTACTCACTTTCGTCATCCCCCACGCTTACGCGTGGGAGCGACGTAGTGACTCCGCCGATAACGACGGACAGCGGATCGGTGAACGACATGGGCATCACTCCTAGGGGCCCGGTTAGACCCCCATTGGCGTTTTGACGCAGGACAACACACCTGCAGTCAGCGGTTGGCAAGACCAAGCGCCGCCGCAATGGAGAGCTGGCGAGGTGTAAGACCTCCCCAGGTTACTCCGAACCCAAAGGGGTTTGCCTTCCTCCGTTGTTTGACCTCACTGGTCACAACAATAGGGGTAGGACGAAGATCCTTATTCCGATATCCGGTTGGACCTTCGTAAGTATAGGTATCACGTGTGACGGTGTGAGCCATCACATACCCATACTTCAATACCAGGCCATCGGTGGCCCAATCGGTGAGATTCGAAATGACATCTCCCGCATTGGAAAACCAGTCGACAGCCCAGCTCCAAGGGGTAAGGTTCCATAAGGTTTCAGGTGTAAGCTCCAAGCCAAAAATCTTATTGGCAAGGAGGGCGTGCCTATGCATTGCGTTACTGGCATCATAGCCAGATGGCAAATAATAGGTAAACGCCCCTGAAAACCAGACGGTTCGAGTCGTTTCACGGACTCGAATGACCTTCCCCAAGTTTCTCGCAGCCGTATCGTACATCACGCCCCCAGTAGTACCGGGGGTATAGGCGGAAACGCCCGTGAGTACGGTTTTGACTTCACGAGAAACTTCTGGTGGGAAAGAGTACCGCCGGCGGACTACCCTACCTGCATCTCTTTCATATTGATCGAGAGCAGTTGAGGCCTGTGACACGGCACGCAGAAACTTTTCTGCATCCCGAGCCATAGGAAGCCAGCCAAACTGGGCGTTTAGGTACTCATTAGATCCGCGTTTGCGCATCTTCTGAGTCCGATCACGCAGAAGTTCCAAGGGTAACCGAGGAACTCCTTGCATGAGCTCGCCAAGAAAGACTGACATATCCGCCATGCTGTTGGTCGGCTTACACCTAGCAATAGCAGTCGCCCCCAACACGTCCAACTCCGAATCGGAGAGGTCGTCAATTGGAGGTAACGGCATGTTACCAGGTGTAGTCGGAAGAATCGGTGCACGTTTACGTGTTGTAGTTGTGCACAGAGTCGACGGGTCATAATAGACCGTAGTCCAGTCCTGAGTCGGGATATAATCCGTCTCCAGGAACTGTTTCTGCGACCTAAAATACCCTCCAACATCCCCATAAACCGCCTTAAGACCTTGTGGTCTACGGCGCCAAATGGGGTGGTTCTCTGACGCAGTAAACTGCGTTCCCTTCCAGGCAGTCCAGTTATCACTTTCCTCGCGGCGCTCGGTAGGTACCGTGCTACCGCCAGGACATGATCGCTGGGACCGGTAATAGCCACCACTAAACCTCAACTGAGGCAAAGCGCGGCGTTTACTGGTAATTCTGCCCAAGGGCACCAGAGCTCCTTCTGGTCCTCCGGGGTGTAACTCCCCGGAAAGTTTTACCAACATCGGTGATTAGCCGACATAGGTAGAACAGTGTGCTGCACTGCGCCCTGGGCCCCGCAAGGGGCCCCCCGACTGTCCCTATT